ATGAATAATACGAACGATGAAAACCGGCCTTTGACCGAGAAGGAAACCGCGATGATTGACGCGGCTTGGGAGCGCCACAAGGCAGCGAGGTTCGGCAGAACTGTGGCCTTAGAAACTCGCCTATTGGAGTTCGTGGACTTGTGCTGGGAAAATCCCCTTGGGGGAGATGAAGAGCGCGATGTTGCCTATGGACTAATCCGACAAGCGGCGGCGGAGATCGCCAGCCTTCGCCAGCGCATTGAGCAATGCCCTGCGCGTCACTCAATGCATGGTTGTCCTGCCTCTTTCCTGGCAAAGGAGCGGGAAGAATGACCGAACGCATCAAGCAAATACTCGACGCTGTAACCGACAAGGTGATGGCTTACCGACCTGCCGACAAAGGCCAGCAGGCGAAGAAGATCGAACGCCGCGTGAAGCGTCGCCGAAAGAAGCAGGATTAGGAGGATGGGAAGTCAAGTATATAATTCCCCTATTGAAGCCGCCCTCGCCTCCCACCGCAAAGCCACCAGCGAACAATAGGAGAGACATCGTGCGTAATGCAGCCAATGACACCGAAGAAGGGGTAGCGATCCCCTACATTGCCGCCCGATGCAGCACAGCGGGCGCTTTTTCTGGCGTATCATTCCGAGCGACGGCCCGGTTATTTCGGGCTTTGCGCCGAATAGCATGGCCGGGATGCGCGATATGATGCGCGCTGCCGGGGAGTATTCGAGTGACGATCTTGTTCGGGCAGAGATACGCCTAGAAGGCAACGAGTGGTCGCCAACGGAGATCGCGGTTACCCGCCCTGAATGATCGGTAAGGGAGAATAGAGCGATGACTGAGGCAGAACGCGAACGGGCTGCGATTGTGGCGTGGCTGCGGACTTTTCCAAGCGTCATCGGACTAGACGAAATGGCCGCATGGAATGTCGCCGCGCATATTGAACGCCTCGACCACCACAAGGAGGACGGCAAATATGACTGATCTTAGAGAGGTGATAGCGAGAGGGTTACGGGAAAGCGATCCCGAGGGCTGCGACGAAGATTGGTCCTACGAACCACAGGCGAAGAAGCTGCTGGCGTTCTTCAAGCAAGCAGGGCTTGTTGTGTTGCCTGTGGAGCCTACGGAAGCGATGGTGGAGAGAGGCTTGGATAACTGGTGCCTAGACTCAGACGATCCCGAGCGAGACGTCCTCCGCATCTACCGCGCCGTGATCGAAGCCGCCAAGTGAGCCGCACTCTTATAGGCGTATTAGGAACCCTGATTATCCTGGGGTTAGCGGTGGTGATCTATTCCCATAGGGCTGAGCGGATCGAGGTGGGACCGGAGCTGCCGGGCTAATCGCCGCCCCAGCCTTCGCCTGTCATACTGCCGACGCCTTCGCGCATGGTGATCTCCTATCGTTGTGACGCAGCGGCCAAAGCGTCCTTACGCGCAGCCTCACCCGCGATCAGGTGTATCGCGGGTGCGTCACTGAACCGCCGCGTCACCCTCTCTCTGTAGCGGAATACCGGCTTGTAGCCAAGGAAAAAATGTGGTAGTGAGGCCATCGCACTAGGCGGCGCTGAAAGCAGAAGCGCTAATCAGTGGAGCGAGAAGTCGAATATCTGATTGTGGAGCCGGTGGCTGTAACTGGTGATAGGCAGCGGTCGGTAAACAACCCAATCGCCTTATGCGGGTTCGATTCCCGCCCGGTTCCAACCGGACCCTCGACTGGACTAAAACGAGGCGCAGGTGAGCGCCTATCGCCCACACAGCCGGAGTCGCGCCCGGCCCTAGTGCAATTTCACTTTCCTACACGCCCCCACCCTGCATAGACCGCAGGCCATGATTCGAGAAAACATCCTGGCCCGCGCTCGTCTTGCCTTCCGTAAGGGACGCATGAGAGAGTATCTTATACTGACCATGCTTGCCCTAGAGGCAGAGACGATACGAGAGACTAGCCATCCCTGACGTTGCCCTTTCCGTTACCGCCGCGTGCTGTCTCTTATGGGGCATTGCCATGGGGGTGGCCGCTTTCGTTCCGAACCCCGATCATGACAGGGGGAACAAGATCGCGCGGTTTGCCTTTGGCCTGTTGCTGGTGGCAGGGGCAGCGTTCTTCGCTTGGGCCGCGTTTACGATGCCGAAGCTGACCGCTTAGAGCAAAGCCGGTCGTAAACCTCGTTATGGGCAAGCACCTCTAGGAAGGTTTGCTCGGTATCGAACAGGTTCCCCGGGTCGTCCGCGTCGGGAGCGATCGGGTGCGGCTCCACGGTCAGCCGTTTAGCGGCTAGGCAGAAGTCGCTGGCAGTTCGCGGGGGTTCGTGCCGACCGCAGGCACTGCTCGTAACGAGTGCGATCACCAGTCCGAATGTCATCGCGCGCTTCATTGGCTTTCTCCGCCCGTTCGATAGTCTTGCGTAGATCCCCTTCCCGTTGGACCTTCGCGCCGATCTCTTGATTGGCCCTGTCGTCCGCTTCCTCGCGGGCCTGGAGCCACAGAATGCCGCCGATAAGGGCCGCCAGCAGGATGGCGAGCCATATCCACCGCTGTAGGCCAAGCGCCTTTGTCCCGAGCCACGCTAAGAGCATCGCACTTCCTTTCGCTATGTTCTTGCCATGTTCCGCAGGTTTTGGCAAGTATTTTCCGCTTGCTTTATCGGGCCGGATTCGGCAGTATCTGTCGAGAAAGGGGATTGAGTATGGACTGGCAGCCGATTGAAACACTACCGCAAGGTGAGGCAGTTTTGCTTTTCTATGAGGGGCCGTTCACCGACACAAAGGCCACGGGGCACACCGTCGGCACATGGCTGGGCGGCGATGAATGGTGGCTCACGGCAATTTGGGCTGGGGCGAGCGGGCGGGGTAAGCCCCTCAAGTGGATGCCCCTACCGAAAGCGCCCGATGCCTAATCCCCTCGACTACGCCACCGACAAAGAGAGGCAGCGCTTAAAGGAACTGGACGCCATAATCGCATTTGCAGCCCCCGCCCGAAAAGAGCGGAGAAAGATCATGGACCGCCTCGTTAAGAGGCAGAAAGCGAGCAGGGAATGAGCGAGGAAACCACCTATCGAGTGACGTGGAGGCCGCCGCCGATGCACTACGATGGCCGGTTCCTGCGCATCTATCACCATCGCGATGATCCGCCGGAAGTCACTGTCGAGTGCCTTTGCAGGCAGAAAGCGAGTGAAGGATGAGTGACCGTCAATTTCTGCCCGATGGCGAGCAACGCTTCTATGATAGCGTGGTGGACGGGCTGCGACGGAAGGGATGGAGCCGGATTGAGGCAGAGGGCGAGGCGCTAGACAAGCTGGAACGCCTCCGCGTCAACAGGTCCACGAACCTGTCCGCGCCTAGCTAATCCCCTCCCTCCGCCTCATATTTCTGGCGCGCATAGATCCACCCCCCGCAACCGGCGCACAGGGCAGTCCACCCCCCGCCGAATGCCACCGGGTCGAAGCTCTTGTTCACGAACACATGCCAGATCGACGCGCCGAGAAACGTCAAGACGCCCAGCAGCGAAGACAGCCGCGAAATGTCGAGGTTTTCGTTGCCCCGCGCATACAGCAGGTCGCGCAGCAGTTTCATAGCTCGTGCCCTCCGCTCCACCCGTTTCGATGCCCTAGTTCGTGGCAGGCAATCCGCGCGAACAACTCTACGTCCCCCATCGGGCACGGGTTCGGCAGCACCAGCACCGGCGTTCCCTCAACCTGGAACGCGCATCCCAGCAGGGTGTAACCAGCAGGCACTCCCAACGGGCAATGATCGTTCACGTCATCTGCGAACATGACGATTGCCACCCCTTCCCCTTGGAACCGCTCAGGCGGCATTCCGGCGAAGTAGGGGCGCTCGACCGGCGCGGCCGATGCTACCGATAGACCGGCTGCAATGGCCGCTAGGGCCTTCACCGGGCCTCTCCGCGATACATGGAGGCCTCGGCAGCACGGCGACGCGTCAGCCCGCGTAGCACCCTACCGTTGGCCTTGTTCCAGCGCGCAAACTCGTTCGCAGCGCCTTCGTAGTCGCCTTCCATATGCTTGCGGAACAGCGTGGAGCGTTTGAGGCTATCAGGGCCAAGGTTGAACGCGAACGACACCATCGCATCGAACTGGCCTTGCGTAGTGGGGGCGCTGCCGAGCATATCCCGCACAGGGTCAGCGTGACGCTCAATGTCCACTAGCAGCAGCTTGTCAGCCTGCGCCTGCGTGATCGTCTCGCCGGGGTGAACGGGCCGCCCGTCAATGCGGGTTGCGCCGTAACCGATAGTCCAAGGCTTGCCCCCGGTGCCGGGGTCGGGATAGGCCGTCAGCTTGCAGCCTTCGAATTCCTTAATCAGATCCAGCCCATCGTCGCTCAGGGCCAGTTCGTTCCCGGCATAGTCGAGGTTCCGCATGGCAGCGTCTAGCGCACGGTCGAGTGCTTCGACCTCGACTTGCTTGAAGCTACGGCCCAACAGGCGGCGGACTGCATCGAACACGGTCTTGCGGTTCATCGTGACCTCCCCATCGAACGGCCAATTTCCTGCACCCAGCACCCCCAGTCAGAGGCGGGCTCGCCAGCGTCCAGGCGCTTCACGATCTTGAACAGCACGTTCGCGAAACCGGCGTTGGTTTCGGACACGGCGAAGCCTTCCGGGCGGGTGCGGTCACTCATCGATTTCCTCCCTGCGCTGGCGCTGTTCCTCGGCGTCCGCCTCGCACTGGTCGAGATGGGCTTGCCAAACGGCCTCGGCTTCATCGCCAAGCCAAAATGCGAGACGGTCGATCATGCTGCGAAGGCCCTCAATTGCGGCGGAGTGTAGTGGTCGGGATGCTTTTGAAGGATGCGGTCGCGCACCATCTCGATAGGCATGACAATCCGCCCCCGGTCGCCGTAGCGGCGGGACCGCAGGACAAGGCTCATGCACTGCTTTGAGCGCCAGCCCCCGTCATGGGCATACTTGTCGCGGGGCGCGAGGTTGTTCCAGCTTTCGAACACGCACCCGGCAAGCTCTTTCCGCTGCGAATGGTGGACGTGGCCGCCGTCGAGATAGCGGAACTCAGCCTCCCCCCAATCCGCGCTGAAATCGCTTGAAGCCACGTCGCGGAACTTTTCGGGCTTGGCTTTGTCGCCATGGTGGACAACCACCAGCGTCTTGCCCATGCGATAGGCGATGTAGGGGCTTTGGTTTGGCAGGACCGTCACGCGGGGATTGTTCCGGTGGAGCGAACGCATATGCGCCGCCATCCAGACATCGTTCGACCGCGAGTGATTGCCCTGATTATAGAGCAGGTCCACTTTCTGCGCCTTCGCCAGCGCGCGCTCGCAAATGAACTCGCTGATCTCCAGGTAAGCGTCGATCATCTTCCAATAGCGGGTGTCCTGATCGACCGCGTGACCGCTCGCCTCGGTTTCCGCCTTGAACGTTTCGAAGTGTGTCCCGTCGCCAAGGTCGTTAATGACCATGCGCTCGCAATCCGGCGCTGCATCGATCAACGCGGCGGCGGCTTCCATGATCTCGCGCTTGCCAATCGCGATGTCGAAGTTGGCTCCCGTCTCCACCTCGCTCGCTAGCATCCCGATATGGGCGTCCCCGATTTGCAGCCACGGGATTACGTCTGCATCGGGTTCGTCCGGGGCGGCCGGAATGCGCGTCGGATCGATTGGCTTGACCCGCTCGATTGCGCTGGCGATCCCCTCCCAATAGTCACGCTCCGCTTTGCGCGTCTTGAGCCATATCGGCTCACCCGTCTGCGTTTTCGTGAACTGGGAATAGCCGCGAAGCTCGAAGCCCTCGGCAATGCGGCCTTCCATGTCGGCTTTCAGTTCGTCGCCGGTTTGGAACCTCTCCCTCGCCTTATGGACTTGATCGGAAAGAGTCTGGCGCGGCATGTTCAACCGGCGGGCCGCCTCCGCAATGCTGCCGTACTCAGAGACGACGCGAAGGGCCTCTAGAAGCTGATCTTCGCTTAGCCGCGGTGTGGGCATTACCCGAATATCCCTTGCCAGAGCTTCATGAACCCGGCCCCGGCAGCCCCACCGGCGAGGCCAACCCCCACCAGCAGGCCGATGCCCCGGTTCTTCAATTGCGCCAGTTCCGCCTTGTCGGTATCGAGATCGGCGCGAATGGCCTTCATGTCCGCGCTCAGTTCGTCGATGCGCTTGACCACGCCCTCTTCGAGCAAGGTTTCGATGCGGGCCAATCGCTCCCCCTGTGTCATTTTCACCTGCACCTCCCCCAAACGAAGGCGCAGGCCGCCAGCGAACAAAGCGCCGCACCGGCCAAAAGGCTGATAAGAAAGCGGGATTCGAGCGTCGTCATGACGCGATTATCCCATGGTTGCGAAGTGCCGCTATAACCTCATTGAGGGTCGCCTGATTGGGGGCACCGCTGGCATCGTCAGCAATTGCGGGCTGTTGCGCGCCCAGAACCTTTGTTCCAGTGTAATACAGGCCATCCGGGCGGGCGGACAGCCGCTGACTGAGGTTCACATTGCCATAAGTCCCCGTCTTGCGCCGATAAGCGGAAATATTGATGTTATCGCTGGTGTCGGCACTCGCGAAGACAATCCTGTTGTCAGGGCTACCGCCGTTGTAATTCTCCCACTCAATTGCGACCTGGCTCCTGAACAGAGCAAAGTCCTGGAAATATGCCGAATATCCCGTGCTCGCCGTGGACGAGGCAGGGGACGACCCCGCCGCCGCGAACGTCTGCCGCGCAGCGTGGAGAACGGGATTGGAGGTGTTCGGCTCGATATCCCTTTGGGGGAACGTCCCGCCACGGGAATAAAGGCCCGTGGAGTTTGCCGGATTGAGAAACACCACCGGGCTTGTCGCGGTATGGCAGGACAGGAACGAAGGCCGGGTGCATCCCGCCGCAAATTCAACATCAGCGGCCTGGCTCGCCTCAAATCGAACCCCGACACAAGCGGTTTCGCGCCCCCCGGTTCTCAGCCCGACCCGGCAGCCTTCCGCGCGCCCCCTGGTGATGCCAATTGTATCGACACCATTTTCAACGTCGAAACCAAAATCGCAGGCGATGGCCTCACAGTTGAAGAAGCTGTTTTCGTTTGCCGCATCTTCGGCCACAAACGAACGCTTCATATATATCGCCGCGCAGTCCATGATGGAGTTAGTGTAGGAGGCAGCATCAAGAGGAGCCGAACACCTGACGCTAATCCCGCCCGCGCAATAGACAGGCTGGCCCGCGCCCGTTGCGTTGGCAGACATGGTGAATTGCGTTGCGCTATCTACGGATAGAACGGTCGTCCCGGCGGGAATATGGGGGCCGAAAACCGACTGCCCAGCCCTGACCCGAGACGTGTTATTCCCCCCCGCACCGGATAGCGTAACCACGGCAGAACCGCCCGTGGTGGTCGGACTTCCGAACCCCGCGCCGCCCGTAAACGAGCAATCGCGCACCACAGCGTTATTAACACTGGCGAGATCAACCGCTATGCAGTCCTCACCGTTAAGATCGAAATGCAGCTTCTCGACCCCGCAATAAGCGGTAGATCCGAACGCCGAATTAGTGTTCTGACAAATCGCGCCAGTGGCACCCGACGCAGCCTTTATGATCGTGCTGGACTTAGAGGCCCCGACCCATCGCGTTCCTGCGGCGTTCAACTTCATGGCCCCAGGGGAGAGGGTGTAGGTCCCATCGGGGATGAAAATTTCCTGCCCCAAGTGCGCGTCGTAAGCCGCGACAAATGCCGCCGTGCTATCCGTCGCCCCGGTCGGGTCCGCGCCGTAGTCGAGAACCGAAGGACGTTCGCGCAGCTTGGCTTCCACGTCCCGCAACGCGGCCCCGGCCCCGCTGTCGATCCAGCCAACACGGCCTGCGCCACCGGACGCGGCGAGATCGGCCGAGTTTTCTTTCGCATCCAAGTCGGTGGTCAGGTCGGTGACCGCGCTCTGCGGAATATCGCCCGGCAAGTTGTTCAGGACGTAGTTGTCGCCAAACCCCTCAATCGGCGGGCGAGCAAGGTCGCCCCCCGGGTCCAACACCTGCAAGAGCTGCCCGGTCGCGGCGGTCCAGTAGAACTGCACCATGCCGGTGTCTTCGTCCGACGTGGCGTAGTTGACGATATTGCCAGCGCCGTCAGTGAACCGCGTGCCTGAGCGGTCCTGGTAAATGTCCACCACCGCGCCGGTGTCGTCCACGATCTGCGCCCGATAGCCAAACAGCACGTCGCCGCGCAGGTTGGTCAGCGTTTCATAATACTTGTTCATGCGCCACCGGTCCCCCTGGTGAAAGTCGCGGAAATGTCGTGGGAGGCGGTCTGGCCGAGAGAGTCGGTCACGATGACACGCCAGGTGTCAGTGACGATCTGCCCGGGGATCAGGCCGCTCTTGCTGAAGCTGGTGCCAGCGCTGGTCGGCGCGGTGGCGGTCGAGGGGTTTGCGCCCCCATTCGCAACCAGCGACCAGGCGTAAGTGTAGGGACTGAAGCCCCCGCTGGGGCTGGCCGTCACAAGGTTCGTTACAACCGTCGAACTGTCCTGATGCCCGCTCGTATCGGGCGCAGTGACCGCAAGCGGATCGGCAAAGATCGCAACCGTCCGCAACACGCCGCCATCCATGACCTTCAAGGTGCGAATGCTGCGATTGACCCCCGCCTGCCGGATAGTCAGTCTCGTGATCGTGCGGAGCGTGCCCGCGTCGCGGATTTGCAGGGCCATCAGGCACAAAAAAAGCGGCCCGTAGGCCGCTCCCTCAGTCTTTTCATTTCGAAGCCCCCTTAAATGTGCTTCCAGGTTTTTCGCTTGATCGCATTGCAGGCGGTGGCAGGGGACACCCCGTATTCCCTCGCCAGCGCATTGGTGCCCTCGCCCCGCCTGTAACGGAGGCGCATCTGCCGGACAGACGCCGCATCCAATTTGGAGTTATGGACCCGCTCTCCGCGAGGGGCGGCCCCCAGTCGAATTCGATCCGATCCGTTTTCTCGGGCTGTCACCCAGCGCAGATTTTCCGCTCGATTATTGCCGGTATTGCCATCCCAATGAGCACAGTGTTCTTTGTCGGGCGGGCAAGGGCCGTGAAATGCCTCACAAACGAGACGATGGACAAGCGCCGGTCTGATCTTAGTATCGCGTTGCAACGAAACCCGGAGATAACCGTAGGGCCCTGCAGTAGCCCTCATCAAGCGCTCCCCCACCTTGCGGGTAACGGGGTTCCCGCGTTTCGATAGGAAGTGCTGAACGTGTGCTTTAGACTTCACGCGCCCAAGGTTGCTAACCTCGTAACGGTCCTCCCACCCGGGAATGGCTTTCCAAACTTCATCGGGCGGGCTATCGGCTTGGTCAGCCATACGGGCGCTCCTATCGCTCGTGTTGGTCAGGGCCGCGCGGTGTTACCAGCACCGTTGCGGCCCGCTGACCTTAGAACAAAGGGCGAATCTGAGCAACCTAATACGTCATTAAAATGTCCCCATTTGACATTGTTGGGGTGGCCGCGCCCTCTGCTTGGACGAATATGCGGCCCGAGGCGTTTGCCGCATTTCCATGGTGCAGGACCGCCCCGCGCGCGCTGACTGTGGGCTGTCCGGTGAAGGCAGGGGCGTCGAGCGGCGCGTAGCCCGACAGGTCAATTGCGGTCACCTGATCGTAAAGCTCGCGCCCGTCAGACATGAGCTGGCGAATTGCCATATTGATCGTGCCTGGCGAGGTCGTGCCCTCGGCAATGGACTGCCCGTCGATGGTCAGATTGTTCGATGGCGTAAGGCTGTAGTCGCTGAAGGACATTGCGGCGCTCCAAACGAAAAAGCCGCCCCGTATTGGAGCGGCTGCTAGGTTGTGGTATGGTGCCCGGGTGAGCGATCCCACCATCGAGCGGATAGAAGCGGAACTACGGCAATCTCGGTTCGAACCGTGGGACGTGGAACTGTTCCTGGCGAAACGGCATCAAGCGAAGATCGACGCCCTCACCCGCAGCGACGAAGCCTCCCCTTGGGACAGACGCTGGACCGTTGCCAAAGAGCTAAGCGTCCTCGCTTTCGCCTTCATCGGGTATTTGACCGTCATGGCCATGGCAGGGGTGTGGCTACTTACGGGCCAACTCCCCATTCAACCCGTCAGTTAGTATTCGGACACAGTGAGCGGCAGGGTTGCCCGGCCGAACAGCCCACGGCGGGCATTGATGATGCGTCCCGCCGTTTTCATCGCCTCGGGACGATCCAGCAGGGCTTTCGTCAGCGCTTTCTGTCCCCGCCTTGTGCCCCCTGCCATTAGTGCGAGGGTGGCGAGCGCGGACCCGATGGCACCCGTCTGTGCGCCTTCACCGCCGCCGAGGCCCGCACCTGCGCCGGCACCTGCACCGACAAGACTGCCGCCCATGAGCATCTGGGCTCCGCGTCCGGCCGTCCCGCTGTCGGGGATCTGCGAAGGGAGGACCGCCTGCCCTTCGTCGGCCAGATCCCGGAGAGCCATCTCACCCGGATACTTCTTTTGCGTTTTTGCCACCGCACCCTGAAGCTGCGACGGCGTGAAGGTGTAAATCTCGCCGGATTGCGAGCCGCCTTTTGCCCGCGAGACAGCATCCTCTAGCGTCTTCGTGTTCCGATAAGCCGCGTTGGCATTATCAAGCCCCCGCACGACGCTTTCCCCGCCGCCGCGCTCCATCTGTCGGGTGAGGGCATCCTGAGCCTTTGTGAGGGCCGCTCGGTAGTCGCCTTCGAACCCCGGCTTGATGTTCTCCGACTTGTAGGACTTGAGGCCGCGAATGGCCTGCTGGTAAGTGTCGCCCGTCATCGCGCCAGCGTCGTTGATCGGATTGACGCGATTGTTCAGCGCGAGGCCGAGCTTATTCCGCAGGTCGTCGGGGAGCCTTTGCCCCATCGCCGCAATTTCGCTGAAGTCGCTGGCATACTGGCCGTCAAGCGGCACTTCCACGCCTGCCGTCGCGCTATCGTAGGCATTGCCGGCCTGTTCGTAGAGTGCTTCGGTGCCCTCCCGGCCGATAGCGTCAACCCGCGCGCCGATGGGCTTGCCCGCTTCGTCGAACGCTTCGCGATTGAACGCCTGCAACCCCTCAAGGCGGCGAGCGTTTATCATATCGCCCACCAGCGGGATGCTCGTGGCCTTGTCCTCAACCGACTTGGCCATACCGCCCAGCGACTGCCCCACCGTCAGCGGGACGCCTCGGGCGCGCAGAGCCTGCACCGGCTGCGAAGCGTTGATGCCTCCCACGGCCTTGCCTGCCGCCCGGCCGACACCCTGCCCCAGGACAGAGCCGCCCGCGCCGAATGCGGCGGTGGCCAGCGGATCCTGCTCGGTAATGCCGCCGTAAATGCCGCCGTATGCTGCATCCGTTGCAACGTTGCGGCCAAACTGTGCCCGGCTACCGCCGCCCAGCAGGCTCGGCGCTGCCTTTCCGGCAAGTGCGCCTGCACCGCGCGCCAACAGCCCAGTCCCGGTGATCGAGCCGCCGATCTGTCCTGCTGTCAGCGCAAGGGGCTGTTCCTCGCTGAGGGCCTGCATCTGAGCGGGCGCGAGCGCGGACACACCGCCGAATCCGCCCATGTCGGCTGCACCAATTGCCGCGGCCCCGAGAGGCGAGGCAGCAATGTCGTTCCGCACTTGCTCGCTGGTAGATAGGTCGCGCTCGGGCGGGGTAATGCCCGCCGGGACTGAGGATCCGCCCTGATCGAGATAATCGTTGATGCGGCTTGCCCAGGCAATGTCACCCTGTTCGTCGCCCTGATACCCGAACTGGCGGTTAAGGTCCGCGCGGGCACGAGCGTAAGCTTGCGGGTCGAGACGGCCGCCGCCCTGTTGCAAGAGGCGGTTCACCAGCTGCTCGTGCGCTGCGACCATTTCAGGGGGATACGGCTCTGCCGTAGTGGTCGCGCCTGCCCCCGCCGCCTGTGGGCCGCCCGTGCGGATCGCACGCGGCATGGTCAGGGCGTTACGATATTCCTGCCCGATGTTGCTGCCGCGCGGCGCGGTCCAACCCTTAATCGTGCCGTGCTGCTCGTAATAGCGGGCGGCGCTGTCTTTCGCTGCCCCGGAGGACCGCAACTCGCTGATAAGGTTACGCAGGCGGCGCGCGTTCGATTCCTCGTTCTGAGTGGGGTCGAACGTTCGGGCTAGGATGCCTTCGCCTTCCTTTTGCGTGAACTGCGCGCCCAGCGTCTGGCGCAGGGTTTCCTGAATGGCCCGTTCAACGTCTGCACGAACGTCCTGGCTCGCCGGATTGACCATCTGCTGGATAAACTTGGGGAGCCGGCCGAAGACGGGGCCAGTGATCGTATCGCTGCCCTCGATGGTGTCGAGCGCTTCCTCCAGCACGCGCAGCTTGTTCTCCAGCCCGGCCAAACCGCCACCCGCCGTCCAATCGGCATAGTCGGTCGCGAACGCTTCATCGACCTTGCGCTGCCCCGGGGTAAGTCCTCCGCCGCTGTTCTGCTCCGCAATCAGTTTGTTGGCCTGCGCCTGCGCGGCAGCAGCCTCCGCATTGGCCTTGCGGATCTCGGCATCCATGGTGGACGCCGCAACCGTAGCATTGGCCTCAGCACGGCGAGCATCCGCCGCCGCCTTTGGCCCTTCATACTGATACGTCGGATCGGCCGGCATCTGCGACTGCGGGCCTGAGACAAACACCGGGTTCGGGTCATTCGGCCCCGACGCCTCCCAAATGTTGCCAGCATCATCGACAAAACGAGGCATCAGCGTCCCCCATATCTGCGGCGCGAACCGCTAACGTCCGGTGCCTTCCCCCAACCCGGGAAGGTGACGTGAATTGAATTACCGTTACTCGGGATGGCCTTGGCCCCCGGATATTGACGCTGCACCATCGCGATAGCCTGGGCCTTCGTCATTCCCTTAGGAACCGCGAAGTCCAGTGCATCGCCCCGCGTGTGCGAGCTATGCCGCGTTTTCGTCAGCCCCTGCGCCCGCAGCGCGTCCTGATGCGCTTGCGTGCGAAAACCACTGGTCGGGGTAAATCCCTGCTGACGCGCCCACCCCAGCGGGTCGAAATCGGCATCAAAACCCGCCACCGGCGTTGCCACCGGTGCCTCCCATTGGCTTGAGGCCCCCAACCGGTCGCGCAGGCTGTTCAGCAATGTCGATCCGGTAGAACCGACCGTCCGGCCCTTGGCGGTATTCGTAGTTCGACGTCATGCGCTCAAGGTAGGCGTCGGCAGCGTCGGGATTGGTTTCCCTGAGCCATTCGTAATTCTGCTGCAAAGCGGTTCCGCCGGGATTTTCCCGCTGGTAGTCCTGTTTCCACCGCCAGTCCGCCAGATCGGCCGCCCGCTTGCGCTGCTCGGCCGCAGTCTGCGCCGCTTGCTGGGCCGCCATGTCTTTGCGCTGCTGAAGCATGTAGGCCCCCGAGGGGTCGCCGCGCATCAGCCCGCCCACCGCGAACGCCTTGTCCTCCCACCCCTCGCCCAGCAGGCGGGTGCCGAGGCCGGGCTTTGCGTCCGGTTTCTGGAAACCAAGCCCGTATTCGCCCTGTGGCGTCCGCTGGGGGACAATCGGGGGCATTTGCACGTCTCGTGGCGCGCCGAACAGGCCCCTGCGGGCGTTCCTGAAGCCGACAGCCATTAGGCCACCTCCTCATACCGGACGGTTGCGAAGCCATCGACGACCGGGCCAAGAGCGTTCTCGTTCACTTCGTCGGCCATGACCCCCATGTGGAACGGCCCTTCGCCACCGTAGCGATAGGTGTAGATCGGGGTGCCCGCGTCAGTCCGCCCAACACGGCGCACGTCGGTCTTCAGTCGCCGGTCGCTGAACATGCTCGCCGCCTGAAGCCCCATGCCAAGCATGTCCATGAAGCTGCCGGATTGCTTTTGCGTGCCCTTCACGTTCTGATACTGGCCCAACAGCCCGCCAACGCCAGCAGAGTTGGCAAGCGCACCCTGAAGCGGCAGCATCGCGCCCGCCTGGCCCGCCTCCATCGCACCGGCGACCGGGATATACTCCGCCGCCGTGACGCCCGGAGCCAACCCGGCCGCCTGCGTCTTGCGATCCATCGCCTTGTCATAGTCGGTATAGCGCAGGCCGGTTTCGTTCTTCGCCAGCTCGCGCCCGATCAGGCCGTAATAATCCGAACCGCCGGTAAGCCCCCGCGTGCCCATCTTCGCCTGAAGCTGGTTGCGAACGCTGTCGTTCGTCTGCGCGATCATGTCGTCGAGATAGGGGTTCTGCGTCGGGTCGCCGGTCAGCGTGTCGGTGAGATAGCCCTTTGCGGCATCAATCGCGGGATCGCCCTCGCGAAACCGGGCCAGCAGGTCGTCAGACAGGCCCAGCAGGTTATCCGAAACGTCCGCAATCTTGCCCCTCGACTGGTCATATGCCGCCTGTTGCGCGGCGGCCGCACCCTCGATCTGGCGGCTGTAAATCGGGCGGTTCGTCTGTTCCGTCTTCGTCTTTTTCGAGCTAAGACCCATCGCTCAATTCCTTCACTATTCGCACCTGATCGACCTCGTAGTCGTCGAGCACCCTGACCCACCCCGGACGACTTTCGATGCTCGCCAGGCGGCACCCCTGTTGCTTGCCCCACGCTTCCGCCATCGGGATGAGCGCGACGATCTCCTGCATATCGCCCGCAGCGGCGAGGCCATGCACCTCCCTCAATCCGCTGGGATACGTCTTGATTTCCGCCAGTATCGCGGCGCGGTCGGTTCCCCAGCAGGCCCAGAACCCCGCCCAAACCTGCGCGTCGATGTATTCTGGCGGGTAACGCTCGGGATCGAGCGCAACGAACTGTTCGCGGAATGGCAGATACGCCTGCTCGCCAAACCTCATTTCAGCCTGTCCGAAACCGCTTCAAGCGCATCCGCGATTGCCTGCACCTGCGCCTGTGTCGGCGGATCGCTAATCGTCGGGGCGGTGTAGATCGTCTGCCCGTCCCGCTCGACCGCCTTGCCGATAAGCCGGTTGATCGCCTGCGCCACCTTGCGCGGCCAGTCAGCAGTCTTGTCGTCAACCGGAACGCGCGGCGTCATCGCAGCCCCCCTGCCGACTGTTCCAGCTCCAGCGCTTCGATGTAGGTCCAGCGGTCGTTCGCGATGACCGTCTCAAAATCCATATACTTGCCGCGCGCCTGAAGCGGGATCCGCCCTGAGGGTTGCAAGTTGCTGCCCGTATCGACAATTCCTGCATCGCCCCGGCGCTGGGCCGACGTAACGTTGACCGTCACACCGTCGATTGCGTCAGTGTCGGGCCACACGGCCCTAAGGCGCGTCACCCGGTTGGGGTTCGGCGTAAACCGCCCACCCTTCAGGGTCGCGGTCATGTTCTGGCCTTCAAGCGTGCCCACCTCGCCGTCCTGCACGAAATACAAGCGCGGGGCACCGCCGCTCCAGCGCGGATCGTCCAGCGTGTAAGGCATCGCGTCGAGATCGGGATAAAGGACCGCCAGCGCGTCCAGGTCGATGCTGTTCTCGAAGCCCGCAAACACCCCATCGAACGGCATCTCAATCGTGCTGGCCCGGTCGAGTGCCCAATCGTAAACCCATGCCGTGCCGACCACGCCGGGGATGCCCCAGATAACCAGCGTGCGCTTCGGATCCACCGCAGCCCAGATATTCTCGAAAGCATCCTCGCCAAGCTGCTCGCGAAACGAGCGATCAAACTTTTCGTTGCCGATAGGCCGAATGGCCTGCCCGTCGTCGAGCGCGATAAAGCCGCGGTCGGACAGAAAGAACACCGTGCGCCCGGACTGCACAATCGAGGCCTTCGAAGCGCACCCGAAATTCGTGCTGATCTCGTCAAACTGGAATGGCGCGTCTGCATCCCCTGTGCGGCTCATACGCACCAGCCTTTGACGCTGGAGAATTACCCCGTATTCGCCCCCGGCCACGCCCATGACCTCGCCGCCGGTCAGCATGATTTGCTCACCAGCCTGATCGACACCGGGCGTCCACGAGGTATGATCGTTGAACGCGCTCCACGCCACCTTGAGATTGTCGCCATCCGGCTGCGCGATAATGACGTGATCGCCAATGACCGTTACGTCAGTCCCGGTAGGTGCTCCAGCGATGGCGCTTGCCGAACTGGCCGGCAGGTTCACTTGCTGCGTAATGCCGCCGTTGACGCACACCACGTAATCGCCGAACTGCGCGAACTTCCACCGCGAAGGCACAGTGAGCGACGTAAGAAGATCACTCCAGACCCCGCTGTAAAGCCGCACGAGGCCGTTCGACGTGCCCGCCAGCAGGAAGGCACCCCCGCCGGTGGAAATGAAGCTGGCACCGCCCTTGAAGGTCGCAGGAAGCGGCTGCGAAATGCTTTCGAAGCCCCCGACCGGACGATAGCCGTTCTGTGCGGGATAAACGTTCTTACAGACAGTCAGGATGTCCCCGCGCGGCAACTGGTCGGGCAGGAACGGCGGAAGGGGCCAGCGCATGTCAGATACGCGCGCCGCACACTTGCGTTACGCCCAGCGGGGTCAACGGCCCCGCCCCCCAGCGGTTCTTCTTGCCGCTGTCGTTGATCTGCGTAAGCAGGCTGGTCGCGATGTCGAGATTGAGCGCCGCCCGCTCGCTGTCACCCGTCTTATTGAACAGGATCGACAGAACCTGGTGCAGGTAAACATCGGGGTGTTCGTCCAGCAGCCAATTCGTCGGGTTGCTGTCCGTAAGCGCCGGAATGCGCGCGTAGTAAAGGATCGTCAGGGTCGTCTCGCCAACGGGGGCGATAACGAGGCGGCGGTTTTCGATAGCGCAGGCCATCGGCACGCCCGCCATGCCCCGGTAGAGCTGCCGAAGCCCGTTCGGAGACATCGACGTAAGCGGATTGTCGGGCGAGCCTTCAGCGTAAACCGAGCGCAGCTGGAGAAAGTCCAGCGGCAGGTCCGTTTCCTCTTGCGAGGTAGTGAAGACGTATTCCGTCTCCATCCGGGGGCAGCGCAATTCACGGTTGAACACCGCCTCAGCCCGCCCGATGGCCCGGTTGATCTTGTCGAGCGGATAGGCGTCGTCGTCCATTTCATCGCGGATTTCCGCCACGAGATCGGACAGGCTCGAGATAGAGTTGGCCGGGGAGGTCGAAACAGCAATCGTCATGGCCCACCCCTCAGAGAATTATGTTCTTGCACTTGAGATAGCGATAGTCGGGGTCATTCAGCAGCTTCTTGACTGCATCCGAATGGTCGGGGTTCCAGGCGTCCACGCCGAACTTGACCAGCCATTCATACATGACGCCGACAGGTATCTCTGCGACCTTTTCGAGACTGCCCAGGCGCTTGCCCTGGCTATCGATCTGCGCCCTCTTGTTCCGCTCGATAATGGCATCGATCGACTTCGCGCTTTGCTCATAGCGCACAAGAACGCCGTCAGGGTCGTCGGGATGGTCGCCTACATACTTCCTCAACCCGGTATCGGGGTTGAAGTCGATAAGCTCCCAGTTGGACACTACTCGACCAGCCCCCGCGCCAGCAGCGCTTCGGGATCTACGGGCTTGATCTTGTCGCCCTTGCGGTAGAACCCGCCCTTGCCGTCGCTAATCCGGCCGCTGACTTTGACTGTCATCGTTCCGTCGTCAGTCTTTTTCGTTCGGGCCATACTTGCCTCCTGCGAAATGGGGCCAGCCCGAAGGCCGGCCCCGGTCAATCAGGCCGCCACAGCCTGAACGTCGCGGATCGCACCGCTGGCCGCTTCGTTGCGGCAAACGAGCGCCACTTCCTGATAAAGCGCCTTGCGCTTCGCCAGGCCGGTCTGCGCCAGGTCGATGGTCTTCATCGGGTCCAGCTCGGCAACCGCCCAGTATTCCGGGTCGATCACCAGAACGTCACGGGTCGAGGTGAAGCGTGAGGGCACAAGCTGCACCCGGCCCGCATCGCCGTCGTAAACCTCGGCACCGGCCACGATAGTGGCAGCCGAGGACGTGACAGCGTGACGCTGGGGCGCGATTCCCGCGAACCGAGCCGCCGTGCGCTTCAGCGACATCGACATGAGCGCCATGGTCGGGTTGCCACCAGCGGCCCAGATATCCGCCAGCGTATCGGCAAACAGCGTCTCGGTCAGGTCGCGCAGCGTGCCGTTGCCAGCAGCGGCGTTCACGTAACCGGAGGTGCCGCCCCCCGAATAGGTCGGCGCGGTGCCGGTCGCCCCCATGTCGTTGTTCGTCACGAGGAAGCCCAGCGCGCCAGCGGTTTCACCTTCAGTGCCCGAGGCCGGCGGCACAGCAGCGTAGTTGCCGCAGAAACGCTTTTCGGCGTCGGTCTTCAGTTCGCGCCCCGCCTTCATGACTTCGCGGGCAAGCTCCGAACGGCGGCCCGCAGTGCGCGAGGCCTCCATCGTGGTGGACGAACCAACCACCTTCTTCATGATCTGGGTGTAGTTACCCTGACGGACGGTGTTCGGACGCGCCTCGTTGGCGAGGTCATCGCCCTGAAGCGTCTTGTTCTCCGCATTCGCAGCGGCGAGGGCGTCGGTCTGCCATTCGTGGTAGACCTGCTTTGCGTCCTCGCGCCCAATGGAGCGCTGGAACGGGCAGTCGTCGGGGAACAGCTCGTAGATCTTATCGGACAGGTCTTCGCGGACGCCAACGCGCCCGACCGCCTGGATCGTATTGGTAGGAACAGCCATAGTGAAAATTCCATCTGTTGCGGCCGCAGCCGCGTATTGGGAGGGTCAACGTCTCTCGACGTGGTGAAGTGAAACCTACTCAGAGGTGGCCCGCAGCCTCAAGCCAATCGGCCATCGCGTCGGCTTGAGCAGCACGGTTGCCGCTCGCTTCCTTTACGCGCTGCCATGACTTTTTGGCCTTCGCGGCCCTGCCCAAGGGCTGGGAGCCTGCGCCGGGCTTCAGGGACTTGAATTTCCCCGTTTTCTTGTCGCGACGGCGTTCTTTCGACCTGGCCTTGATCCGCGCCAGTTCTTCGCTGTCCTTCTTATACTTCGCAAAGGTCGCGAGGGCATTGAAATCGGTCGCGTCCATGTTGTCCGCCAGCTCGGCTAGGTCGTAACCGAACTCAGCCGCGACAGACATGGCCGCATCGACCAGTGCCTTCTTGTCCTCAGCCTCCGTATAAATCGGGAGCTTTTCGATTTCAGCGTTGCGGGCCTTGATCCGCTCCACCTTCATCTCGTCCGTCTCGACGCCGACCGTCGCGATTTGCTGCATAAGTTCGTCATGCTGGGCTTTCGCGTGGTCGTAGATGGCCTTGTCGCGCTGGTATGCCTGAATGTCATTATACCGGGCGGGGTCGGGAGCCTGCGGCTCGAAAGCCTTGGTGAACTCCTTAAGTTGCTCGGCATAGCGCGCCTCGGCCTGGCGATTTGCGGATGCTGCGGCCTGTTCGGCTTGTCGCTGGGCATCCCTCGCCTTGGTGGTCGCTTCCTGGACCTGAGTGTTGCGGCGGGTTTCACTGTCGGCCCAAGCGCGCTGGGCTTCCGGGGGAAGCTGCGCGAAGACCTCCTTTTCCTCCGCATTCAGGCTGACGGGCGGTTCGATGGCCGGCTCTTCTTCCGGTTCGTCGTCCTCGTCGTCCTGCTCAACCTCGTCGTCGTCCGCGCCTTCTTCAAGGTCGCTTTCGTCTTCAAGGTCGTCTTCCTGCCCGTCTTCGGGGTCTTCGCCCTCGTCGCCAAACAGGAAATTCTCGAAATCTGCCGCCTTATCTTCCACACTGACAGGTGCGGTCGAAACAGCGGCTTCCGTTTCAGGATGGGCCATTGTCATCGTCCTCATGGGATAGCCGACGCTTCGCAGCGTGGGCGGGTTTGCCCGCTAGGGGCGGCTTAAATGCTCTTGCGGATCGGCGTGACGTTCATCTTCGCCCGGCGATCCTCGTTGACTGCTTCGATCTCGCCCGCCGCGATTACGCTGCGGACCTGCGCGGCCAGCTGATCGGCAACCCGAGCGCCGATTGCCAGCGTCTCCAGCGTCTTTGCATCCCCCGGCTTCACCTGCCCCATTTTGGCGAGGTATTCCGCCTTGATCTTGTCCAGCAGGTCGAACAGGCCGCCTTCCTCGCGGGCGAACTCTTCGAACCGAAGCGAGCGGGCCTTCTTGTCCCCGCCCATGTTGCGACGGGCTTCCTCTACGGGCCAAACGTCGAAACGATTGCAGAGCCACAGGATAAGGCGGACAGCGAGGTTACGCATCATTCTGCCAAGCTCCCACCGGGCCGATTCTGCGACACGTTCGCGTCAGCAAACTCGCGCTTCAGCTCCGCCTCAGCCGCCATGCGTTCACGGGCCAGCCTCAGTTCCTCAGCCGCCTTGTCGCGGGCCAGCTCGCTTTCCAGCGCCGCGCGTTCACGCATGACCTGCATGTCCATCGCGTGCTTCTGGCGCTGCGTCTCGATATCGGCCTCGGTCTTCTGGCGCTGCAACAGCGCTTGCTCTTCGGCCTTCTGCCGCTGGAGCGCCGCATCAGCCCCTGCCTTTTCACGCTCAAGCTCAAGCTTGCCCTGCACCTCGACCAGGTCAGCGTCGGGCTGCTGTTCCTTCGCCGCCATGCGCTGCTGAACCTCGGGATCGGACGGGTCATACATGAAGTCCTCGCCCTGCCCGACGCCGGTATCCCGCGCCATGCCGTCAAACCAGTTGAACGCGTGTTCCGGCCCGGACAATCCCTGTTCGATCGCAGCCTGAAGCGGCCCCAGCAGAGCGGTGCGCGCCATGATGCGCTTATCCTTGCTGCCGTTGCCCAGCCCCACGTTGACCCGGACATTCATGTCTTCGGGCCACTGCGACGGGTCCACGAGGCGATATTTGCCGTCCACCTTGATGCGGAACGGCTCGGCCTCGACACGCATCAGGCGATAGAGCTTGGCGAATGCGCGGGCCATCGCTTCCGCCAGATTGCGGGCGATGTATTCCTGCTGCGTCTCCGCCTTGCCTTCGCGGCCGGCAAACTCAGTGGCAGTCTGATTGTTGAGCGAGTTTTCGTCCAGCGTCGGGGTCGCCCGACCTACACCCGACCGCCCCTCTTTCTCCCGGCTGACCCACTCCATCGCCTGTAGACTGTCGCCAATATTGAAGCCGGTCTGTAGGTTCGTGACCGCCGCCACGCCCCGCCCACGCACCGGGCTACCCGGAATGGGATTAAGCAGGTCGTCCAGCGTCTCGTCCGTAGCCGAGTCCATATCCACGTAAGGACGCGGCATGTTGGCAAAGGCCATCCCGTCGATCAGCTGACGCGCAAAGTGCGAGCGCAGCAACTGAAGATCCATGACCTTGTCGGCCAGCGAATAGCCGATCAGGCGATGCTGACGCGGGAACGGGCAGAAAACACTAAACGGCTGCTCGTCAATCGTCTCAATCGAAGGCTCGCCGGTCTCGGCGTCGATCAGGATTTCATTCTCGACCCGGTAGCTCTTCACCAGCTCGGCAATGCCGTCGCCGTCCACGTCGATATGCGAGTATTCCTCGCACAGCAGCACCTTTTCAAGCGCAGGCGTCGATTCCTCGCGATTGTAGCTGTCGAGCTTGTCGCTTTCCGTTTCCTCGACCGTCGCAACGTCGTAGGTCGGCAGGCCATACACCTGCTCAGGATCGAACCCCATTTCCACCAGGTCCGAACGGGTCATCGGGCGGACGTGCGCCTGATAATCCGCCGTGTCCTCGTGCGCCGCCGCAGGGCTGAAGCGATACTCGTCCGTAGGAACGGAATGGATCGTATATCGCTTGATCGTGCGCTGCGTCTTCACCAGCGCCCGGCCTGAGCCGTCCTCGTTTTCGCGGACGTCCTCGATCTCGCCTTCGATCAGCCCAAGCTGCAACGGGTCATCGAAGGCAACCCACTGCCGCGATACCTTTTCGTCCTCTTCGCAGCTGACCTTGAAAATGCCGATCTTGCGCTGAAGGCCGTCCATGCCCGTATCGTTCAGAACGCGATAGCCGTCCTGCTGGCGCATGAACACGTAATCAATCGCAGCGGTCGCATCGTCCGCCGCCTGTTCGCCTTCCTCGTCAGTAGCCTCGAACTCAACCACGCGGTCGCCCGAGACGAACATCTTGAGGATAATCCCCAACATGCCATCACAGGTTTCCTGCACGTCAGGCAGGACGATCTGCGAACGCCCATCGATCTCGTTACCGAAGGGCTGGGCCTCGTAATAACGAAACGCCTCTTCCTGAAGCTGCTCTATCTGGTCGTGATAGTCGTCGGCCGCCTCGTATTCGCGCTTGAGGATCGCCGCCAGGTCTTCAGGGCTGGTCGGTTCGTTCATACCATCGCCCTCTTCAGCTTGCTCAGATCCAGCGGCTTGCTTGCCTTCGGTTGCGGGCGAATGGCCGCGCTTTCGAACGACTTGTAACCGTGTGAGAACTCGTCATGCCGGGGCCGATCCTTGAACACGCCCAGCTTGTCGTCCCATTCCTTGCGATAGTTATCGAGACACTTGATGAGCCGGTCGCACCGCTCTTCGTCGATGTAGACGTTCGGGAAAAACGTCCGGCTCGCCTCAATACCGTCCTGTTCGGTGCGGATGCGCTTTAACGTGCGTATCGGCCTGATGCCGGCCTTTTCGGCCTCCTGCTTGCGGGTCGTCGCCTCCTTATTCAGGAGGTGAACTTCCACGTCATGCGGCATCCAGTGCTCGCTGTAGTCGTATCCTCGCTCGCGAAGAATGCGGGCATAGTGCCCGAAGCCCTCCCCGCTGTTCTCGTAATAGTCGATCGCGCGGCGCTCCATCCCGACATCCTGCCAGAATGTGATCGTCATGCTGTCGTCGTATCCCAAATCCCAAGTCGTATAGACCGGGGCGTCCAGTATCGGGATGCGACAGATGCGCCCCTGCTTTCGCATCGTCGCCATCTGAGTGCTGAAATACGCACCCTCTACGCTTACCTCGAAAGCCTCCTTCGGCGTCGAAGGAAACTCCCGCTTCATGTCGTCGCCTTGCTGCTCGGCTTTCTTCACATACCAAGCGCGCTGCTCGTCATCGAGCGGCTCACCCTGCACCTCGATGACATACGGCTCGATCTTGTCGAAATACGCGGTCATCTCAGCCGTGATGACGACGCCCTCAGGGTCGAGACGATACTCCGGCGAGGTAAACCAAGGCGAGAAATGAAACTTGAAGTCCAGCGGGCTTAACGGCTCGCCGCTCTGCATCTTGTGCTCAGCTTTCTGGCACATGGCGTAGAAGTCGCCAGCCTGCCCCTCAGCCGTGCTCTCAACCGTTATGCTCTGCCCCGCCTGAACCGTGTTAAACGCACCCGTGCGGACCTCTCGGGCCTTCTCAGGATATTTCGCACACAGCTTACCGTATTCGCTTACGTGCAGCCGCTGGAGCGTGCCAGAGCGCAGAGACGTGCCGACACGAATGCTCGATCCGTTGCCGAACTTCATGCTGTCAGCCGCGTCCTGCTCGGCAGGGACTAGCGACCGGAAGGCCTGCGGCAGATTGTCATATGCGAACTTGATCTTGTCCGCGAAGAACGCCTTCGCATCGTTCAGGTTGTGGGCGATGACGCCCGCCGAAGTGTTCGGAACGAACAGGCAGTCGTCCAGCATGTCGAGCTGGATTACGGTGGTGAAGCCCTTCTGCCGAGCCTTCAGCACCACGTCCATGCCGTGCCGCTCCTGGAGAAACCTCTCCTGGTCGGCGTTCATTCGGAAAGGGACAACCTTCCCGTCCTTACCCTTGATCTTGTAGAAACCGTCCCGAAGGCGCGAGAGCTTATCAGGCCACCGCTTCATCGCCTCCCTTAGGAGGTCTTGCGGCCCAGCCATTCGGCCAAATCCTCATCGACCGCGTGCGTGTGGTCTTGCTGGACCCGCGGACCGTAAACCTTCGGGCGAAGCTGACCGGCGATCCACTTGCGGGTATCGATCCTCAGCTGGCTCCGCCGGATGGCCTCACCATTCTCTTTCCAGCCCGGAGCCTCGTCCTCTTTCCCGTAGCGGACCATCCAATCGTTGGTCGCGTCGTCGGCAATGTCCAGCGTCTCGTCGAACAACGTGTCGGCTTGAAGCTCACGCGCGCTCGCGTATTGCTGCCGAAACTCCTCGTCCTGCCTGAGCCAACGGTAAACCGTCGTCTGCCCCGGCATGTCGTCTTCGCAGCAAATCTTACGCAGACTCTCGCCGTCAGAAATGCGGTCGAGTATCTTGTCCGCCAGCTCTTGATCGAAGATCGTCGGGCGCGCCATCGTCTCTCGCCTTCCCCCGGCTCCGCTAGGCGGTGGGCCGGTGTGTATGCGGTGTGTATGAAACTTTGTCCCGATCGCAGCTGCGATGTGTTCGCGTCGTGCGATCACAGCAACTGAGTGCGTTTCGCGTGCTTTTTCAGATTGTCCTTTGCCCACAGCGGGCGCAGATTGCTCAGCGCCCAGCAGGCGCGAAACTCGGGGTCTTCAACTGATTTAAAATTGAACGACGACACCGGGACAATGTGGTCGATGTGCCACTCGCCGTAGTTCTCCCAAGTCATGCCAGGCGCAAACTGCCTGCCGATGTGTTCCCGAAGGTCATCGGCCGTATAGCCCAGCACCTCCCTCCACGTCCGCTGCTGCGCGTTGACCTCGCGCATCGCTCGCCGCATTTGACAACGGATGGCCTGGTCGAGACGATACGCCGGGTCAGATTGACGGCGCGCCTTCAGATAGGCGTTTCGACGAGCGCGATAATGCGGGGTGTGCACCACCAACCGGTTACGGATCTTTCGGCACTCATAGCAGTCGCCGTTCGGCAACCGCTGGTCCACATGGCCGCGCCGGCAAACGTCCGGCGACTTTTTCTTCTGGGAATCGGCCTTTGCACGCTCTATGCGCTGATTAGCCAAGCGAACCTCCTACGTTCGTTTTGGTCAGGGCCGGAGCGGGTCTAGCCACCCGTTTCGGCCCGCTTGTTCTACCTCATTCCCACTCAATTTCAACCGCCGAAGGTCTTCCGATAGCGACAAAAGGCTGCGCCTCGCTTTTCGTGAGCCGTCGGCGGCGCGACCCGCTTAGGGGCCGAATGCAAAAAGCCCCGCCGGTTAGGGCGAGGCTCTAAGGGGTTGCTGCGCGACCTCAACCTTGGGCGCTGCATCCAAGGCTTATGGCGAGGACCAACTCAGGACCGCGCAGCAATTCGCAAATAGCTGCCGTGGGCATGTCGCCAATCCCAACGCTCTGCGCGGGCAACACGGCAATTAAGGTTGCTGCGGGCCTTCGGACCCGGGCCTGTCATCCGGGCCTTGTGGCGTAGGCGGCTCTATACGCCCGCAGCAATTCGTGAAACTCAGTCGCACCCCTTCCGGGCGCTTCTCTGTATGATTGCAGACATGGCATATTTCGAGGCATGTGTCAACCTTTGTTCGTGATCTAGGCGCACTTTGTTCCAAGCCGCTCGTGCATAGCGTCCACGTCCTCCTGGCCGATCTCCCGCATCGCCTTGCGGTAGATATCTGCCCAGTTGTCCAGCGCCTGCCCAAGCAAACGCTGCGCTTTGGGCCAGCCCATGTTGTAGCGCGAGGCAATGGCCTTCAGCCGGTGGTCGCGAAGCACCATGTCCACGATCATGCGGCGCGGGATCGGGAGAGACTGCCGCCATTGCGTGTAGGCCCGCTCAGCGCGAACGTCATACAGGCTTTCCACCAGCTTGTCCGATGCCGAGCCCGAACAATCCACCCTCGCTTCCATGCTGGCGCACGATACTCCGGCTTCACGTTCGATCCGCTCGGCAATGCGGGCGATCTGCAATGCCGCCCCGAACTGTTCGCTTGATAGGGAGCCACGGTCGTGCATCGCCTTCAGGGCAGAGCGTTGCTTGCGGTGATAGGTCCGCGCGCGTTCCTGCGTGGGGGCATAGCCTTCCACCAGCCCGCCCTGCCGCAGCGTCTCGGGGGTGACAATGCCCTCCCCCTGCCTGCGCTGCGTCTCTCGGGCGCGAGCGACACGGGAGCGCCACTGGAGATAGTTTTCGTCCCGGCGCTTGGCGAGCGGGTCTGTGCGCGTCTTTGCCATCCTATGTGCCTCCCTTAAGCCCTCTTGACCGCAATGATGTCCCAATCGTGCCCGGTGTCGCTCCATCGAAGCTGGGCGGCGGTGTAAGTGTGCTTCCTGTCCACGTAACCGCAGCGAAACTGGACGATGAGGCGGCGCTCGCCAGTGCGGGGCTTTCTCCCGCGTGTGGGGGTGAAGCCCGGTTCATGCTGCATCCGCCCGGCCTATGAACAGGTCGCCTTGGCGCTGGGCCTCTTCGATGCGGCGGCAGGCGATGTCGAAATACTTCGGTTCGCGCTCGATGCCGATGAAGTCGCGGCCCATCTGAACAGCCGCTACGCCAGTCGTCCCGCTGCCCATGAACGGGTCTAGGATGATTCCGCGTGTCCAATCACAAACGGCGCGCATCAATTGGACCGGCTTTTCAGTCGGGTGAAATTCGTTCCCCGTGCGCGGAGCCCTTACAACATCATTCGGACGTCCACGGGGGAAGTCGTGCGCTTCCCCAGGATAGAAGAGGCAGAGTTCCGTTTGACGTCCATGCTCGTGCTCAAGGTCACCCATTGAATGATTGTTCTTAACCCACGTTATAACACTGCGAGGCCTTGGGACGGTGGCCAGATTGTCCCACCTACAAAAGACATAACGACTGTGTGAAACAGGCAAGCCACAAGCCCACACCAGCAATTCTTCGGTATCGTCATTGTCGATAGCTAGGTGCTTTTCCTTTCGATGATTGCTCTGGAACTTCATTCCAAACGGCGGATCGGTCACAACCGCGCCCACCTCCGGCAGCGTCGGCAGAATATCCCGGCAGTCCCCCCGATACAGGGTAGCCCGGCCTATGGTGACAGGGGAGGTCATGCGGCGTTCAGCGCCCGTGTCGCGCCTTCGATCAGGCCCCGAACCTCAGGGGGCGGCAACTGTCGCTCGACCTGGCCCGGCAGACGGCGTTCAAGCGGTTTACCCATCCGCCACGGGGTCGCCTCTTCCATTGCCTTGATAACGGTCGGCACGATCTGTCCGTGGTGCGTGCAGGTCTTGCGCGCCTCCCCCAGACCGATCCGAAGGATGCCAGCGCGATAGCCTTCCAGCTCGTTTGCCGCGACCGCAAGCCATTCCGCCGCCGCGTCGTCTGTCATGCTGACAGGGCGGACTAGCGCGAAACAGGCGGCCAACTCAGGGATAATTTCAGCGGCCGTGCTGAAGTCTTGCGAGCGCTTCCTGTGCTGCATTTCGCGTGCTTCCGCCGGTTGAATTGCGATTTCGGTTGTCATTGCTGGCTCCTTTCACCCAATCTGCCTTGAACCCTTCCCATCCACGCATCGTGGCCTCTTCGATTGCGGCCTCCAGCGTCCAACCGGCCTTGTCCGCCTCTCGCTTGAGGCCCTTCAGGGCTGTCTCGGTGACCGGTTTCTTTCGCTGTCGGGTGAAGTCTCGCCAAATGGCCTCACTCACCTCATCGGGCTTTGCGCATTGCACGCGCGTCTTAGATTTACCGTTAGGTAAATCATTGACGGTTCTTGACGGTTTGGGTGGCAATTTGCCGGGGGTCCGCGTCGTTTTTGTCGCCCCGTCATTTTGCCGGGGGGGCGATTTGTCAGGGGTGGCAATTTGCCGGGGGGTAAACCGATATTTGCAGCCCTTTCCAATCACTTCCTCGCGGCTGATATGGCCAGCGGCTTCAAGGCGGCGGAGATTGCGTTGCACCGTCCTGGCATCGCATCCGCACTTGCGCGCGAGGGTGGCGATCGAGGGCCACGCCAGGCCGTCGTCGTTCGCGCAATCGGCCAGCGCCAGCAGCACCAGCTTGTCCTTTGCGGGCAGGTCCATATCCCAGACCTTGGACATGACGCGGATGCTCACGAGAAGTCCTCCACCGCGAACCCGCCGCCATCTCGCTTCGCGCGCTTGCGAAGGGCGATGAAGCGGAAGGGATACTGGTCGGCAGCGACCTTGATCTTGACCCGCGCGTCGTCCTGCCAGAACCCCTTGACCTCGTGACATTCAAGCTCGCCAGTGCTAAGCATGACGGCGAAATCCGGGGTGTAGAACGTCTTGTCCGCAAGGCGCAGCTTCAGGCCCTCAAAGCGATACCAGGCGATCTCGCCAGCGCTCTTTCTCAGCTCCAGCTCGCGGGCATATTCGGCCTCGGTCTTGTTCATCTGGCCGGTTTTCAGGCGGCCAAGGGCATAGGAGCGGTTCATGCCTGCCACCCCTCAGCGAGGTGGCGCAGATCCTCGTATGCCTCGCGCATTTCCGGGTATTTCCGGGCGCGGTCGTCAAAGGTGTTCCATGCGTAGATGATCGTGGAGTGGTCGCGGCCGTCCAGCACCCTGCCGATGTCAGGAAAGGAAAAGCGGTGCTCGCCGCTGGCAAAGCGCATTTCGCGCAGGATGCGAATGGCGACGAAACGCGCACTAACCTTGTGGTGGGCGCGGGACTTGCCGAGAATGTCCTGCGGCTTCAGGCCAAACCATTCGGCCACAGCGTCGATCACGCGGCGCGACAGGCGGACAGGCGGCCTTACCTTGGCCGGCGGAACGAATGCCACCGGCTTGCGCCTGATGCGCGGTTTGGGCGTCGGCTTGGGCAGGTCCAGACGAACGACCTTGAAATCGTCGCCATCGTTTGCAGCCGGGTCGATCCTGTGGCGGTTTTGAACAACCCGCTTGATTGCCGCGGCATCCCGGTGGCGCTTGTCGATCCATTCCTGGATGCGGTGCACACCGGGCGCGATCCCGTATTCGCGAATGGTGAGAGCGCGGATATAACCAGCGTCGTTCATGTAGCCCGCGAGACGACGCGCATAAGCCGCATGACCGTCCGCCTCGTAATTGCTGGGGCGTTCCCGTGCGATACTCTTCACAGCAGCACCCCCGCGATAATCAGGGCAGCACAGATAGCGATAAGGGCCTTGGGGAAAGGATCGGGTTCAGATTCCCAGCCCACCAGTTCAGCGCCGTTGGTGTCGTGCATGGTTAGACCTCCACCGGCTTGCGGTTCATGAGATCGATTACTTCGCGGTCGAACTCGTCTGCCTTGGGGGGAGTGACCTTGCGGAAGCGATGGGCATAATATCCGAGCGCATTCGGATGATCGATTTCTTCGAACGTTAAACCTAGCGAATCTGCTATTACCACCGAAGCGACGGTGTAGATGCGCCCCTTGATCGCTGGGTGCCGCCCCAGCAGCGGACTTGGCTTATCATCCACGCACAGCGCCAGATCACCTCTCTGCCAATCGCTCATGCCGCCTCTCCCGCGCTGGACAGGGGCATGACGGTCGCGATAATGTGGTCAGCAGCATCCCGGCAAAGCGGGGCCTCGGTATGGTCGATCCGACCGTCAGCAGCAGCCGTGGCGATAATCGAAAAGTGCTGTAGGCCGTTCGCGACGATGGAATGGACGCACAGGTCGTCCGCTTCGTCCAAGGGCTTGGCACCACCGTAACCGATATTGGCCAGCAGGCCGTTAACCCGACGCTGCCCCATGACGACACAGAGCGACAGCATGGCAGCCGGTTTCAGCTTCCTGCGCCCCTCCCCGGTCTTTCTCAGCGCATCCAGGTAATCAACGCTGATGCCAGCAGCCTCGGCGAGTTGTCCGCGCGTCATCAGGCGTTCGATATGAATGAAGCGGTGAATCTCGCCGCAGATCCACTCTTGAAGGCGCTCGTCCGAGAACAGTCCCTCGTCTTGGACAGACTTGCTGTCAGCCATCGGCTATCTCCGAATTATGGAAAGGATGGAGAAACGGCCCGGCGAGATCGTCACCATTGGGGTGGCGGCCGCTCGGGTCGTGCGTGAAATTGGCGAACGTGTCGGGAGCGATCTGCGACCACGGCGGGAACATCAGAGCTTCCCGGTAAGCGCCGTCATCGCTGCCAGTGTCGATGATTGCGGGGATCATTTATGCCCTCCCCGGCCGCAGGGCGATTGCGACAATCGCGAGGATGGCAAAGATGATCGCGATAAGGTCGATGCCGGAGTAGCCAGTCATTTACTGGCTCCGCGCTTGGGCAAGTCGGTTCGCCAATGTCTTGCGCTGCTCGTCAGTCAGGACACGCTTTTTGCGGAACGGGTTCTTGCCCATTCGAAAGGGGTGGAGCGCGCAACTCACGATGGTGCATTCGCGAACCTCGGAGGGCATATCTCCACAGCAATCGAGGCATTTAGCGCGGACAGCCTTAAGGACGCTCATTCAATCCTCCTGTTGCTTGGGCACGATCCCGGCAGCGATTGCGTCGGGTATCTCGTGCAGGATCGGGGGGAGCGGCTTGTCGGGGGTCATGCGGCACCTCCGCCGGGGGCGCTTGCTACACCCCCGGCTTCGGCTATCGTGCGAACTTGCGATGGTGACGCACGAAAGGGACCTACATGGACGCCACGAGTATCGAACTCAGCAAGATCAACTTCATTCTCGAAAACCTTGTGGCCACTTGGCTGCACCGGGTTTCCGACAATCCGATTGACGACTGCGAAGGGCTGGCCGAGGAAATGCACAGGCAATTTACCGCCCTCCCCGCGACAGTTTTCGGAGAGGAATTGTCGCCAGAGCAAACCCGACAAGCACAAGAAGCGGCAGGCCAAAGGATGGACCTTTTTTGGGCGGGCGTGCGCGAGCGCTTGCGTTCCAGTTAGGGTCGAACCATTCGGGCGGGCGATTGCCGACGATATAAGGGTGGGTCATGCTGCTTTCTCCAGTTCGCTCACCAGCCCCTGCCGCTTGAACCACTTGTCGTTCTGGGCACGGCGGCGCTCGGTAATGAGTGCGTCGATTTCGGGGGTCAGCTCGAACCATTCGCCTTGGCGGCGATGCGCGGCGAACCGGCTATGAAGCGCCATTTCCTGCGCCCGACCGCCCTTCATGGTGGCTTCGATAACCAGCGGCATTGGGCAGCCGCTTTGCAGGGTTTCCAGCCTGCGCTGCGGATTGCAGCTGTGGCCGATCTTGACCTGCCCGAGGGAGCGGCATGTCATAAAATAGACGCTCATGCCGCCTCCCTTCCCGCCAGCAGGGCTTGTGCCGCCAGAAGGGTTCGCTTGTCCGTGGGCAGTTCGCCGCGCTCAAATCGGGAAATTGTGGTCTGGTGCAGCCCTAACCGGGCGGCCATTTCCACTTGCGAAAGCCCAAGCGCCTTCCTGATGCCGAGGATGCTATCCATTCCTCGTATATATGCGCATACGCATAGGGGGGTCAAGTGTTGATATGCGCAAACGGTTTCGGGAATCATCGTATCCCGGTTTATGCGGGCGCCATGACCGGGAAGCTCGCCGAAAAAATCAAAGCGATCCGCTGTGCCGCAGGCTTAGGCCAGACAGAGTTTGGCGAAAGAATGGGGGTCAGTCAGTCCACTGTCGTTCGCTGGGAACGTGGCTCCAGGCCCCAAAGCGATGCGCTGCACCGCATTGCGGAGTTTGCCAACACCACGATTGAGCGCCTCATGGATCTTGACGATCTATCCGGCACTTCCCCGGGCGATATACCGGTTGTCGGCTACGTGGGCGCAGGCGCGGAGGTTTTTCCTTACGACGATTACGCTCATGGCGAGGGCCTGGATCACGTCGAGCGGCCGCCTACTGTTACTGGCCGCGCCGTTGCTGTCGAAGTAAGGGGCGACAGCCTCTTACCCACTGCGGAGAACGGTTGGCGCTTGGTTTACACCGGCGAACAAACTATCGTTGAAGACGAGGTTCTTAATCGGATATGCGTCGTGCAGCTTGCTGATGGCCGAATGCTCGTTAAACGCATAATGCGAGGTAGCCGCCCGCAGCGCTATCACTTGGTATCGACCAATGCTCCGATTATAGAGGATGTTGAGATACTTTGGGCGGCTAGGGTTAAGGCGATCATACCAAGATGACTGAGATTATATCAACGTGGCCTTGGTATGATCGCTTGGTGATATTCGCGGTAATTTTCACCCTCCTTTACGCGCCCTACTCCCTGAGCAAGCAGCTCAGCGCCATTACCCAGATACTCAAGGACATTCGGGACAACACGCGCCAGTAGCTGGCTGCAAAAATGCGCTCGCGCATATTTAGCACTTGACTGTATGCGTATGCGCATATAAACCACCTCTCAACAGGTGATGCTCGGCATCACGATAGAGAGGTGAAGCATGGCAGACTTCAAGATCGAAAAGGGCATCGAGATGCCCGCCTCGCATCGGGCGATGCGCCGCTATCCCTTCGCGGATATGGAGGTGGGGGACAGCTTTGCTGTCCCGGTCAATGACGGCGAAGACGATATGACTGTCCGCAGCGCCGCCTGGGATTATGGCCGGCGCCACGGCATGAAATTCACCGGCCGCCTCCTTCGCGATGAAGGCGTTCTCCGCGTGTGGAGGGTGGCATGACCACTCCCAACGAAGAACGCGCAGGGCATACGCCGTGGTCGGTAAAACCGAAGTTCAGCGGCGATGGCTTTCACATCATGTCCGCCCCGATTGGGGGGCGCACGTTTCGCCTATTCTCCAGCGACTGCGCATCCGAGGCGGACGCGCTGAAAGCCGCAGCCGCGCCGGAGTTGCTGGATGCCGCTGAGAAGTGGGGGGTGATCCTTACGGTCGGCATCATGCATAGCGAGCCATCCAAGGTCCGAGAAGCAATGGACGACCTTGCTGCCGCAATCGCCAAGGCACGGGGTGAAGCATGACCCGCTCCAGCAACAAAGCAGCGCGGGAGCTGTTGGCGGAATTGGAGGCGCTTCTTCGCGCCCAGAAGCAGCACTGTGATTGGACGCACGACAAAGCTGTTGCTGGCTTCATGGAAACCAACGGCGACCGCATTCTCTCCGCCCTCCGCGCAACACATAGCCCGAGTGAGGCAGAGGTGGAGCCGCTCGACGAGTGGGGCGATTGCGGAAATCTCGGTTGGTGTGGGATGGGCGACAAGTCCTACTGCACCCGGCACAATCGCGAGGGTTGGGTTGCGGCCAAACGCGCCCTCTCCCTCCCGAGCGATAAGACGGTAGAGCTTCTGAGGGAGCGCGACACTCTGCGCAAACTGCTGGTGGAGTATGGCGACCGCGTGCGCATGGCCAGCGCTGCCGAACATCAAGAAATCATCGATGCCGCCTTCGACTCCCATCTGGGAGAGATGAAGTGAGGAGGGACGAACAAGATCAGGGCGCTTCGAGCAAGCTCGACCGGGCCGAGACGGAAACCGGCTCGGTTCACGAGAGCGCGGTCGGCAACGCCGATGCGCCCAAAGGGGAGCGCGAACAATGACCGCTCAATCCCCCATCAAACCCACCACCCCCGAACACCGCCTAGCAGATGCAGCAGCAGAAGAGCTTATCGCGGACGTTATGCGCCTGCACGGCGAGGTCGGCAATCTCCTTGCTGCTCTGACGCGCTCTGGCGGCGAATGGTCGATCCACGCGCTCCACGCCAACCTTGCCGCTGTTCGTGCAGCCCAGGTCATCTGGAACGACGACCTGGAGGTGGAGGCGGACAACACGGAAGCCGAGTTGCCCGAATACCGGGTGGCAGCGGAGTTCAATCCGTCGCGCGTCCATCCGAACGACCTCTGCCAATCGAAAGGTTACGTGTGATGAGCGACAATCCGCCCGCATTCCCCTGCGTTCACGATAAGCACCTGCAAGAAGGCATGACCCTGCGCGATTGGTTCGCGGGGCAGGCGCTGACAGTTACTGCCAAAATACCCCACCAGCATGGGATGAGCATCGTTCAAGTTGGCTCGCCCATGCACCCCGAAAAGGCTGCGAGCGCGGCATATCGCTTTGCCGACGCCTTGCTCTCCGAACGGGAGAAGAACCATGGCTAATGAAATAGAACAGTGGGCGGCTGAACGAGTGTGTCAGATCGTCAATGAGGACGGCTCTACCTACAAGCCCGAGTGCTTCCTCGAGGAGGGTGCGCTGCTTTCCTACAGCATAGGAAAGGCCTTCGCCCGATACATCATGGAGCACGAAGAGCCGCCGGTTGATCCACTGCTGCTCGAGGCGCGGGAGATTTGTGCTCGCGCATTTGAGCAAGATGACAGTTTCAGCGCGAAGCAGTTCGCACAGAGCGTTCGCAATGGCGATGTGGATGATGTCGGCGCCATGAAGGCGACCCGAGACGCCCTCCGCCGTGGCTTCGAACTCGGCAAGGCCGGGGAGCCTACCGATGGCGAGTAACCGCTCCCACTACGAACGGCTGTGCGCCCGTCAGGACGACATATCCCGCATGTCCCTATCGGACCTGCACTACCGGATTGGCAAGGCCGTAGAGGACCGCCCCGGCGTCCTGAATGCCCCTGATGGCACCAGCAACACGAACGTCCGTCATTTCGAGCGCATGGAAGTAAGCACCCTACCCACGATGGGCCGCCTTCAAGACATTGCTGATCAGGCCCGCGAGGAAATGGGCGAGGCACGTTGGCAAGAACTCCAGGCGGAATGGCCGAAAGAGGAGGAATACCTGTGAACACTTACACCCGCGATCACAAGCCGGGGAACGGTCAGTTCATGTCCCCGCTGCTTTCATTTCGCCGGCCGCCGGTGGGGGAAGCCCCCATGCGGGAGCGCTCCACCACCAGTCAGGGGAACCGTCATGGCGAGTGAGAACAACTTTCCCGCCTTCCCTGCCACCCGCGCTGAAAACATTGGCAATCAACTGGCCAAGGTAACCTACCCCGGCATGACCCTGCGCGATTACTTCGCGGGACAGGTAATGCCCGCCTGCTTCGCTGCCGACTACGGCAACGCCTGGGTCTTGTCCGGCAAGGACCACGCAAAAGCAGCTGCCCGCCGAGCCTACGCTTGGGCTGACGCCATGCTCGCTGCACAAGAGGACAACTAACATGGCACAAGAACAGGTAACGCAGGCGGATCGTGAGGCTGCGGTGGCCGCTGTCGAGGCGAACCTTCACGCCATCAAAGACAGGTTCCTAGAACGGCAATGCGGCGATCTGGATGCCGACGAAGCGCTAGAAGAAATCTCTCGGTTGGCGGAAGTATCGCTCGCCGCGCTTTCACGTACTCGCCACCGCCTCGCATCCACCACAGCACAGGCAGAGGCAGCCGAGAAAATGGCTGAGGCGCTGAGGGAATGCCTACTCGAACACGGCGGATACACCATCCGGGGGCGGTGTGAGCGTCTAGCCCGCGTCGCCCTCTCCACATGGGAATCAATAAAGGAGAATGAACATGGGCGCTGAGTCCAAGGTAGAGGCTGCGACCCTTGCTGGCGCGATGGCGCTCGCGTTCGGGGAAATCGACGCGGCCATGAAGTCGGCCAATAACCCGCACTTCAAGAGCAAGTATGCGGACATCACCGCCGTCATCGAGGCGATCAAGCCGGCCCTTATCAAGCACGGCCTGTTCTTTACGCAGCACCCGGAGCCTTCCGAGCGCGGCGTAACAATCGAGACGATCCTGCACCACGCGAACGGCGACAAGCTATCGCTCGGCAAGCTCTACGTCCCGGCGAACAAGAACGACGCGCAGGGCTTCGGCTCCGCTCTCACCTATGCACGGCGCTACGCCCTTGTAACGGCGTTCGGCGTCCCGGTCGAGGACGACGATGGCAACGCGGCGGCTCGCACGGTGAAGCGCGACGAACCGCGCATTACCGACGAGCAGGTGGTGAGGGTCCAAAGCCTCTTGCAGGCGACCGGGATCGACGCGGTGAACTTTTGCCGGGTGATGCGCTGCAAAGACATTCCCGACCTGCCCGCCTCGCGCTTCGATGAAGCCGTGAACCGGCTCGAAAAGAAGCTGGCCGAAATGGCCAAGGCGGACACGAACGACAAGGCGAAGGAACCGGCATGAGCGAGCATATCGACCAGCGCTCTGAGGATTGGTTTGCCGCCCGCCTGGGCAAGGCAACCGCAAGCCGGATCGTGGACGTTATGGCCACGCTGAAATCCGGCAAGCCCGCCGCCTCGCGCGAGAACTACGCCGCGCAACTGGTGGCGGAGCGCCTGACCGGGGCCAAGTCCGAAGGCTTCACGAACGCCGCTATGCAGTGGGGCGTGGATATGGAACCCGAGGCTCGCGCAGCCTACGCAGAGCACATTGGCGACCAGCCCGTGGAGATCGGCTTCATCGATCACCCGACCATTGCCATGTCCGGGGCCTCCCCTGACGGGCTGGTGGGCTTCGACGGGATGCTTGAAATCAAGTGCCCCAACACCGCCACGCACATTGCCACCCTTCGCGGCGCGCCCATCGAACGGAAGTATGTCCTGCAAATGCAGTGGCAGATGGCCTGCGCTGAGCGGGAGTGGTGCGACTTCGCTTCCTACGACCCGCGGATGCCCGAGGAAATGCGACTGCATGTGCGCCGGGTCGAGCGCGACGACGAGTTGATCGCAGAGATCGAACAAGCGGTGTCGGCCTTCCTGGCCGAGATCGACGAAACCGTGGCGGAACTGTCCGCCGCATACAGAAAGGCAGCATAATATGGAACGTCTCGACGCACTCTCTGTCCGCGAAAACAACGGCAAGAGCTACTTCACCCGCATCGGGGTCGCATTCCCCAACAAGGACGGCAAGGGCTACTCGGTCCTGCTGGATGCAATCCCCGCCCCCGTTGAAGGGCAATTCAAGATCATGCTGCGCGAGCCGCTGCCGAAAGACGAACGTTCCGGCTCTCGCGACCGTCGTGACGCGCAGGATCGCGCAGGTTCGCAGCCCGAATACGACGACGGGGAGGATATCCCATTTTAGGTTCCACAACGAGGGGCCGGGGCGGTGAAAGCCGTCCCGGTGGTTACCGATGAAATACCCGCTCCCACTCCTTCCGCGCACGTTCGCTACGTCGCTTCAGAATAGTGGCCTCGATGCACCGATACCCGGTGAAATCGCGTTGGGAAGCGGGCGCATCATGAGCGCGAGGAATCGGGGCAATAGCGAGAGAAAGTGCGGAAGCGGACCTGTAATCCGGCAGGGGGCTTCCGCCGCTCTCGGGATGGAGATGAAACATGGATAATGGCGCTTGCCCTTCGGGCACCGGGCTTTCGCAAGTCGAGCCGGTTCCCGTCTCGCCCGTTCCGGCTTCAATCCCTAGCGCATTCTCCATCTATGACCTTGATTGCCCCGATTGGGCGGCAGTGAACGATGATGGAATATGGTGCGGCTTTTGTGGCGATCTTTTGGTCGCGGCCTTCCACGCCGATGAAGAAACTGTTGCGCCCGAGTGCTGCCGAGCATGCGGCGCGCCGGACGATGTCGAAGCTATGGCAGAGTATTTCGCATGAACAGCCCCTACCTCAAGCGCTGGCAGAAGATGAACCGTTACCCCCGCGACGGCGAAAGCTGGGACGAGTTCTACAAGCGCACCGCGCAAGGGATCGAAGCGCGAAGCGATGAGACGCGCAGCGGCTCAGCCGAAGGCAAGAGCCCGGTCGCTGAAAGCGATGCGCCCAAAGGAGGCCAGTAACATGCGCTTCCTAGACCTATTCCGCCGCCACCCTACCGCCAGTGAGATTGGCAAGCTGGGCAATGCTGTAAAGCGCGACCGGGAGCGGGAAGCGATCCGCGCACGGTGCGACGAGATACGCGAGCGGCTTGGCCTGGAACCGGCGAGGTGGCCGGAGTGACCTTCCAAGGTCCCCTCCCCAAGGTGCCGCCGCACGGGCGCATTAAGCCGAAATACAATCCGCAGCCCAACAGCGGCGAGCGCGAGCACAAGGCTTATGTCAAAGAACAACCTTGCTACGGCTGCGGAATCCACGGCCAGAGCGAAGCGCACCATATCATGCTCGACTGCCCCGGCAAGCGTTGGAAGCGGCGCGATCACCGGTTTCTCGTGCCGCTGTGCCCGGATTGCCACCGTGGCCCCGAGGGCGTGCATGGGGTCGGCTGCGAAGCGAAATGGTGCGAGCGCAATGGGAAAGACACCGCTGCCGAGGCCGTGCGCCTAGAGGCCGAAAGCGTGGCGATGGGGATACTGCCGGAGAAAGAAGATGCGTAACGACCAGCCCATTAGTGAACAGTATCGGCTTGCGGCGCTGGATTGGTGCCAAGTCGATTCCGCCGCCCGAATGCTTGAGGAAGGCAAGACGACATACCTGGCGCAGCAAATCGCCCAGCTTGGCGAGATGGCCCATGCGAAGGCCGAGCGCATCGTGAAGTCGTCCCCGGAATGGGCGGATTACATCAAGAAAATGGTGAACGCGAGAAGCGCCGCGAACAGGGCCAAGGTCGATCTCGACTACCTGAAAATGCGGCACATGGAAAGAACGAGCGAGGAAGCAAACGCACGTTCGGAACGCAAGCTGTGATCGCGGAAGCGATGGCGCTGGCAGGATAAGGAGACGAACAATGAACTCACTTTCTTGGATGCTCTATCTGGCGGACGTAGCCGGAAGTGTCGCCGCCCTTATGACGAATGTTGCGGTCGTGGTTGCGGTCGTTGGCGGCACTGTCCTGATGATATCAGCAATCATTTTGCACGTTGAGGACGAAGACACGTCCTTCATCTGGCCCTGGGCTCGACGCATCGTTTTTGTGGCCGCCCCCTGCGCGCTGATGGCAGCACTGACTCCCTCGCAGAACACCATCTACGCCATCGCGGCGAGCGAAATGGGGGAAACCGCGCTCGAGACCGAAACCGGAGGCAAGGCCATGCAGGCGCTGAACGCTTGGCTCGACCGTCAGATCGATGGCGAAGAAGAGCCGGAATGACCCGCGATAGCGATGGAAACCCGAAGGGCGGAGACGCGAATGCGGCTCCGGGCGAAGCCTGACAGCGCGGGCCGCAAGGCATCGCCAAACCCCTGTAATCCAGTGAGTAGTAACCATGACACAAGCAGAGATAGCAGAACGTATCGAAGCACTTGAGGGGCTGGCGAAAACTGTTGCCGCCGCGAAGCGCAACCTACACGGCCTGCCGGTAGTAGCCATGCCCAGCGATACGCATAACGGCAAGACAGCTCTTTGGTGCGACAATGGCTTAGTGGGCTGCGGACAAACCTGCGTCGCAGTCAACATAGGCGAATTTTACGACAGCCAGCTTCATGGAATTGCCGCGCTAGCAAATATCGCGGCGTCCCTCGACTTGTCCGGGCTTATCGAAGCCCTCCGCACTCAGGAGGCCCACAATGGATAAGACCATCGCAGAGATAGCGGCAGGGCTGACCAAGGCGCAGCGGCGATGGCTGACGACTGAGGCGGGGCAGCGCGATCCATACGGGACCGGTTCGGAGCGGTTGATGACGTTTCCGCCGCCCAACACGCACCGCGTTCTTCGTAAGCACGGCTTAGTGGATAAGGTGGGCCTTATCAGCGATCTCGGCCTCTCTGTCCGCTCCCACCTCCTTAACAACACGGGAGAGGATAGGTGAGCATCCAGGCCATCGTGTCGAAATACCGCCGCGCAATGCGGAACGGCACCGGGGCGACGTTTACGCACGACCAGTTGTGCAAGCTGGGCGAGTATGGGGTATTGCGCTTCCTGTGTGAGATTGAAGCCGAGGAACTATGTCCCGCGAAGATAGCCCGTTCACCATTGGAAAATATTGGCTCGACAAGCGGCGGGACGGCAAATCGCCCGACATCTGGCAAATCGCAACCTACTCCGAAAAGTCGCGGTCCGTTGTCTATCGCAGCACTAAGCGAAGGACTGTAGATGAAGCCGAGGCCGTCCTGCGCGCTTACGAGGCGAACGTTCGATCGCTGGAGCGGGGGCAGGACGCCGCTGACGCCGAGCTGGTGCCGCACCTGTTCCACTACGTCCGCGAGCGCGGGCCGGACATCCATCGCGTCGATACGATCAAGAGCAGCTTTCGCGCCTGGATCGGCTTTCTGATGCAAGACCCGCTGGGAACCGAGGCGACAGTTGCCGACATCACCCCCGGCGTAATCGCGCGGTTCCGCCGCTGGCGCATGGCCCCGCATTCGTGGGAGGTCGAGTGGGGCGGCAAGACTTTCCGGCACACCTCCCAAGGTGTCAGCGGGCACGCCGTCCAGCGCAATATCGAAGACCTGCGCGCCGCCCTTCACCATGCCGAGGGTGAGCGGCGGATTGAGGCCCCTAAGATCCCCAGCGTCAACAAGAGGCTGAGGAACAGCGCGCCGCCCAAATTGCTGACACCCGAGCAGCTAGGCGCGATATGGGGCTATGCTCGCGAGGACGTGGGGATCTGGCGGGAGATTGCCCTAATGGTCGCCACGGCCTGTCGCCCCGGAACGGCGATGGCGTTCGATCCCGCTTTTCAGTGGGAGGGCGATATACTCGATTTGCAGCCCGCTCGCGAGGAAACCGACAAGCGCAACGCTATCGTCCCGGTGATCGAGCCGCTGCGGCCGATCCTGCGGGAATGGAAGGCGGAACCCCATGAACGGGTTGGCAGCCGCAAACGCTGGTGGCGCACCGCGCGGCGAGTTCTCGATATGCCGAACGTGGAAGCCTATCACATCAGGCACACGATTTCGACGCACCTGGACCGCGCAGGCGTGCCGGGCGCTCAGCTATCGGGCCTGACCGGGCATATCCCCGCGAGCCGGGGTATCGCCCGCACGACCAGCGCCCATTACCTGCATTATGACCCGCGAAACGCGCCCGAAGCGGTTGCGGCGCTGACCACTTTCTTTCAAGAGGTCGAGCGTCATGCCGATCTCTGGTGTGCGGACCATAAGCGGACCATTCCAGTTCGCGGCAAGCCGATTTCACTTGTCACGAAAGCAGGTTTAGGCTAG